GTCTGTGCAATTTTTATCTTAGGAGAGTTTCACATATGTCCTGTTTGTCAAACTTTCATAATACCATTATACGCAGGGTAAGGGTGACATTCAATGACATTTTAAAATAATTTTACGAAAAATCGAACTTTTTTCGGAATGCCTGTAACGCTTCGCCGTGCAACCTCAGGGTATGCCTTACGCTCATTTCCATACACTCTGCAATATCTTCCCACCGATGACAATTTATGTAATACTCGGTCAAAATCGCAATGTAACGGTAATCATCAAGTGCGTTGATTTTACTGCGAATTTCAGTTTTCAACCGTACAAGATTGTCAATCTCCCGATTGATTTCAGCCTGTAGGTCTGCAATCCTGTCAACAATCCGCATAGGGTCATTAACTCCCGATGTCTTAACAGGTTCGTTTTGCTTAACCGATACCTGTGCAATATTCAGCCTAAGTTTCGACAGCTCGTGTTCTTTCGTTCTGATCAGCTTATCCGAAACCCTGACCGAATATAAATAATCTTTAACCGTCAATCCGCATCACGCTCCTCCTCGTCAAGCATACCAAGTTTCTGTGCCAACGCAATAACAGCGTTTACAATCAAATACAAATCCTTGCCTTTAATATCGCACATACGATAGCTGACCTTGATAGTTTCTTCTTCGTTGTCGATTTCATCAAAACCAACAACTACACCTTTATTTAAGGTTTCTATTTCGCCGTTATCGTAATTAACGGTAATATTTTTAATGTCTCTCATTCTTCTACCTCACTTTCAAGCCAATGTTTTGTGCAGTCAATACAGCTGTTATTGAATCGCTTTTCCATAGGACAACCGACATACGGAGTTCCGTACGGGCAACTGAAAAAGTCTATACAACTTCGAGCCATTTCATCAATACTCATTGATTTAATCCTTTCAAAATTTGTCATTCTTAACTTTTCATTGCAGCTGATTTTCTGGATATGCGACACTCTAAATACAGTATTTTTAACTACTTCATTATTCTCATCAATACAAAAATAAAAATTTAACGGCACTGATAAATTAGGATTGTCCGCAAAAGCTTTTTCGCCAGTTTGGTGTAATATGCCTGCGTATATCGCTCCATCATACAGAGTAATTGTTACATCCTTACCTAAATACTTTTCAAATTCAGTTCTTGTCATTATTTTCACTCCTTATCCATTTTTGCTCCGCAGTAAGGGCAATATGGATACAAATCAATACCCTCGCTAAAAACGCCCGCATAAAGAGCAATAAAATTACCACACTCAGAACATAAATAAATTGCATAACCGACATCCCCGCTGTCGTATTCCCACTTTCCGTGCCTGATTTCTTCCATTTCACACACCGTAGCATGATTGGGTTTACTACCGTCAACTTCGATAATATGCTTAACTGTTTCGGCATTTCGTTTTGAATTAAAGTATATCGTGTTTACACTACCGTCTGCGAACGGTATATCCAAAGCATAGTCACCGCAAAAATCACGGATTTTTAATTCTTTTTCAATCATCGCTCTTCACCAATCCTCTCCGTCAAAACTTAATTGCCCCGGTAAAACACCATCCTGCATCCACCAGTGATAAACCTCAAGTCCATTAGCGTGTTGTGTAGCTTTGCCTCTTTGCTTTCTCACTTCAAGCATCTTGTCGAATGCTCTTATATACAAATTTCGGTACTTGGGATATCGTGCAAATTCCGCAAATCTCTTCTTACTTACCATTGGACAGCCAATGCATCCAACACGGTCAAATCCACAACTGTATAACGGATTAAGATTAATGTGTTCTTGGTTGATGTACTCCCTAACATCACTATCCGACCAATCACAAATAGGGTTGAAGATTATCTTCCCTTGTAACTGACAATGCTCAACTATCTGCCTCTTATCGTCATTGTCATTGTTAAGGACAATTCTATTTGACAGATTAGAAGAATAAGTTTCGATTATTCCCTTCGACCGTCTTTTCGTGCTTTCGGCTCTTCGCACTCCTGTGGCAATAGCACGATTCTTACCGCCTGTTTCTTTCAGAATTGCACAACAATATCTTACTAACCTTGTGGGTGGAATACCTTTTTGCACTATCAGTGACCACATAGATGTCGGCTTACCCTTGTATCTTGGCATATCAATGTTGCATTTTATGCCTTTAGATTCCAACTCATTAAATTTATTGCGTATGTGGTAAACTGTTTCGGGAGCATCAGCCGTTGTGTGACTATGTTGAGCTTCAAAGTCTATACCCGATTTAATCGCTAAATCTAAAATAATGTCGCTATCTTTGCCACCTGAGTAACAAAGCATAAGCGGTTTATCATAGTAGCGTTTACTTATTTCTGCTCCGTCACGAAGTCGCATTATAGCAACCTTTTCTAAGTCCATTACTCTTCACCGTCCTCAATAGGCTGATTCCAGCATTTTACGCAGTTACCGTTTTTTCTGCAATCATTCAGACTCATCAGTCCTAAGTTGTACGGACATGCACCTTTAGGTATTCCGTCTATTCTAAGCTGAGCGTTCGGATAGTTCTTCAAGAACTCCGTAAGAAATGTCTTTTGCGGATACGCATTGCTCCACCTCTGAACAACTTCGATTGCTTGTTCAGGGTAAGATGATTCAAAATCCGAACACGTAACACCTATGCCGTTATTCCTCATGCCCATAGGGCAATCTGTACATCTAAGTTTGCACACTCCGCTCGCCTGTCTACCCATTCTTTTCTTTTCGCTGAAGTAGTTTGTAGTTTTCGTACAATCAATCATTTTCTTCGTCTCCTTCAAAATTAACAACTTTTCCGTTGTCTGTGTAGTCCCGCTTCTCAAATTCAAGTTTCAGCTTGTCGATAACCACACGGTCGATATGCTCCCAAAACACTTCGTCAGTGTCAGAGTGTTCAATTATTTCGGTCATAGACTTTAGTGCCTTTGCGCATCTATCACGGCCAAAGCCGAAATCCTTATACAAAGCAAATACAATCGTCTTAAAAATTCGCCTTGTGGCGTCCGCAATTTCCTTGTCCTTGACTTTCTGATATTCTCTATCTGCAAGGCGGTTAATCTCCGCCATAGTCTCTCTTTTCAGCTTAACGGGTATTCTCGCTTTCAATGCTTTCTCTCCTTTCAAATTCACAGACAAAGCCTGTGCTTACGGGCTTGCAAAACCTACAGTGCTTACAGCAGTAAACGCAGATGTACAAACCTTTTTCAGAGTACGGGCATTTCCGTATGCTACACGGATGATATTCGTGTTTACACTTTCGACAAACCTGCAATTTCATAATCAATCACCCAATTGCAGATATTTTTCAATTGTCTGCTTTGCTGATGTACTGCCATAACATACCTTTACGGCGTATCCGCACCGTGAAAGATTCTGCAACCATTTATCCTGATGTTCAGAAGTCTTATTGTTGCCGACTTTAAGCTCAATATATAAGCCGTGATATTTACCTTTTGGCACAGCAAGGCATAAATCCGGAACACCTGCCCTAACTCCTTGCCTTTTAAGATGTGCGGCTTCGGCTTTATCTCTTCTGCCACCATTTGGAACAGCGTACAGCATTGAAAGTTCAGGATGTATTTTCATTTGCACACATTTATCCGCCCATTTAATGAGTTTACATTGCTCCTGTGCTTCAGACATCATTTTCATTTCCTCTCGTAAAACGGTAATTCTTATTTTTATCGGCTTTAATAAAAATTTTCGGATTAGCCATTTCTGAAATTCTACTGCCTAAAGCCTCATCAATCTGCGAAATCTGTTCAAGTGATAATTCAGATGTTATGACAGTCGGCAATCCTTCATTGTATGCATTTGATAAGGAGTATGAGGGGGCAATCTATAATCTTGTGACCGCATCTCCTTATGTGAATTCAGCACAGGTAAGTTCTGCAAACGGCGGTATTCTTGTCAATTACACAAAGGGCAGCAGAAGTAAAATTATCGACCTTGTAAGAGCTATTAATGTAAAAACTCTTAAAAAGAATGAACCGAGTGCAGAATTTGGAATTCAGAAGATTGACAGCGATTTTCATGACAATCTTTTCACTCTTGTTGCAAAGCACTATCTTTCAAAGATGTTCCTTCCTGCTCCGATAAGAACGGCAATCACTCTTTACAGAAGTGCAAAATATATTAAAAAGGCTCTCAAAACTCTTTGGAACGGTAAACTTACCGTAGATGTGCTTGACGGTGCATCTGTTGTGGCATGCTTGTGTCAACGCAAGTTCAAAACAGCCGCAACGGTTATGTTTATGCTCAGAATATCGGGCTTGCTTGAAGAATATACTCACGCAAGGACAAAGGCGGTTCTCACAGACAGCCTTGCAATCAAGACCGACAGGGTATGGCTTGTTACCGATGACGGTGATGTTCTCATTCCGATTGAGGATCTGCGTGTCGGCGACAAAATCCGTGTTCAAACAGGCAAGGTTATTCCTGTTGACGGTGTTGTTGCAGACGGTGAGGCAACCGTAAACGAGTCGTCAATGACAGGCGAGCCGTTGCCTGTATTAAAGCGTGAGGGAATTTCCGTTTATGCAGGTACGGTAATCGAAGAGGGCAGTATTGTTGTAACAGTCCGTCAGCTTGCGTCAAATACTAAAATCAGCAAGATTATTGAGCTTATCGGCAATTCCGAGGAACTCAAGGCAGGTGTTCAGAGCCGTGCCGAAACTCTTGCCGACAGAATTGTTCCATTCAGCTTTATCGGATTTTTTGCAACTCTTATCTTCACAAAAAACATCACAAGGGCAGTTTCACTTCTTATGGTTGACTACTCCTGTGCAATCAAGCTGTCAACCCCTATTGCCGTAATTTCGGCTGTCAAAGAGGCGGCTGACAACGATATTACAATCAAGGGCGGAAAGTATCTTGAGGCTTTTGCAAATGCTGACACAATCGTGTTTGATAAGACAGGTACTCTCACAAACGCAGAGCCTGTTCTTGAAAAGGTTGTTGCATTCGGCAATTATACCGAGGATGAGGTTCTCAGAATCTCAGCCTGTCTTGAGGAGCATTTTCCGCACAGCGTAGCAAATGCCGTTGTAATCGGTGCTGAAAAACGAGGAATTTCTCACTCCGAGGAGCATACCGAGGTTGAGTATGTTGTTGCCCACGGTATTGCGACAACACTTCACGGTAAGCGTGCAATAATCGGCAGTAAGCATTTTGTTGTTGAGGACGAAAATGTTACCGTTACAAAGGAACAGCAGAATATTATTGACGAAAAATCCGGCTCATGTTCCGTGCTTTACCTTGCAATCGGCGGTGAACTTTCGGGTGCATTGTGCATCAGCGATCCGCCTCGAAAAGAAGCAAAACAGGCAATTGATATGCTCAAAAAACAGGGCATAAAGAATGTTGTTATGCTCACGGGCGACAGCTACAGAGCCGCAAAGGCGACTGCCGCAATGCTCGGAATTACCGACTATAAGTGTCAGGTTCTCCCCGAGGACAAGCACAGATATGTTGAAGAAATGAAGCAGAACGGTCAGAAGGTAATTATGGTCGGTGACGGTATCAACGATACTCCGGCACTTGCCGCCGCAAATGTTTCGGTTGCAATGAACGATGCGTCCGACATTGCCCGTGAAACTGCGGATATTACCATAAAAGGCTCTGATTTGCGTGCGCTTGTGCGTGTTCGCAAGTTGAGCAAAGACCTTATGAAACGAATCAACAAAAACTATCGTTTCATAATTGCTTTCAATTCGGCACTTTTGCTTTCAGGCTTTATGGGCGTTATTCAGCCGTCGGTTTCGGCATTTTTGCATAATGCGTCAACTATGATGATTTGTGCAAAGAGTATGACTCCGCTGACAAAGAAAAATGATAAAGGCAAAGCTTTGTCGCTCCCTGAAAAAGCAGAGCAGTAATTTTAGTGAATATTTATA